CTTACAAGTTTTTATCGCAAGTTCATCATCAACTTCTACAATATCCATCTCCGCATCTTCTTGATCCTCTAACATCATAGCATATCTTTCGGCATCATCCTCCTCTTCAAACAAAAAAAGCACTTTATGTCCGTACCTATCTTGGACGGCATATGCACCATCATCTTTATTGTCTTTAAGAGTGAGAAGAAACATTTATTCTACTTCGCAAGCTTGTCGATACAAATCTTGAAAGATACCTTTAATAATGCTTTTATCAAGTTCAAACTCAGATTCATCAATATAACGATTTAGAATAGAAAGTGTATTTTCTTCTTCATCAATCTCAAAATCTTCAGATTCCTGAATCTCAAAGTTCTCAATAATTTTAAGATCTTGGACTCCTACAGAGTAAAGTTTATCAATGAACTTTTCAAAATCTTTTGGTTTTGTTTTTTTACGAACAATCACCTTTACAATCTTGTTTTCATACTCAGAAGCATTAAAGAGTTTGTAATTGGTATCCTCATAATAGATATTATAAAATAATTTATAAGGATTGTTGATTGGAGTATGAGTGAGGGTTTCCGTATCAAAAATATGAAATCCACGAGTATCATTTACATCAGTCCAATACATCTCATAAGGATTACCTAAGTAGAAGACTGTTCCATTATCTGATCTTGTATGGTAGTGACCTGAAAAGACTTTAGTGAACTTCTCAAATAACTTGCTTTCCAAACCATCTTCCATGATGATTTGTCGATTAACTCTAAATCCCGAGAGTTCAAGGTGCCCCATCGACACACGGCAATTTGTCTTTTTAATAGTTTCGATAGATACTTTCTCATTATCAGTATTAATCCAAGGTAAAAATAAAATGTCCAGTCCACCGACATTTACTTCGGTAGGTTCATTATATACAGAAATATTATTATAGTCAGATAGAAGCAAACCTGGAGAATTAACTTCATTGGTGTTTTTAAAATATGTATCATGGTTTCCCACAATCATATGCACTTTGTAATCTTTGAGTCGGTCAAACACAACTCTCTTTGCCCACTGAAGACTTTGATAGTCAATCGACTTTCGACTATCAAAAGCATCTCCCATATGAATGACTGCTTCTACTCCATGCTCTTCTAGAGCAGGAAAGAAGATGTTTTTGTAAAATAGTTCGAAGTAATCATGTAGGTGCTTGGAACCTTTCCTTGCCCCATAGTGAGTGTCACAAATTAAACCAACCTTCACTTTTGATATCTCCTGCTATTTTCTTGTGCGGTTTTCATAAGATGTTCTTCGTGAGTAATAATTTGGAGATTATTTGGATGGTGCAGTCCACCCTCACACAATGGAATTATGTGGTCTACATCATACTGCATCCCAGTAGTAAAAGTCAAGTGCTGTGCTTCCTGATATATGTCCTGAATTTGACGAAGTTCTTCTTCAGTAATTTCTATTGACATTCCTTGTTTTAATCTAGCAAATCTTCTTCTTTGCTTTTCACAATTTACTGCTTTACCTCTTTCAGATTTAGCATATTTTCTTTTAATAGAATTAACTAGTTCTCTATTATTTTCATAATATTGTTGCTTTTTCTCCTTCGTCCTATAAGGTTTCATTAACTCCTCATTATTGAGTTTTTCTAAACCTCTAGATATAGCACAAGGAGCGCAGTTATAACTACTGACATATTTTTCATAATTACCACAGTGCTTACAGGCAGTAGAACCAATATAAGTTTTTTTACCTTCTTTTATTGCCTGTAATCTATTTTGTCTTCCAACTCCACTATATTGATTGGGCATAGTGCTCCGTAATGTTATATTTATTTATACACTATGGAGCACTTTATCGGTTCTTATATTGAATGTTATCTTTAATCGAATTATACTCTGAACTGTGCCCAGAAAGCAAGCTGTCGTCAACCATCATTACCTCATCAAAACCAGTCTTCTCAATAATCTTAGTCTTAATATCAAGTTGCTTCTTCTCCTTCTGAATGCGTCTCAGGAAGGCATAGTGAATAATCTGAGTAAAGTATGCAAAGGGGTTCTTTGACTTCTCTGGGTCAAAGTTATGAATGTACTGGACACAATTCTCAATCCCATCAGAAATCATATCTTCACGAAACATATAGTTCACAAAGTTTGGTTTATATGAGAGGTGTGTTGCAATCTTTAGAAAACACTCACCAAGATAGTTCGGAATAGGTGGTTTACCTTCCCATTGCTTTCCTCTCTCTTGCTTCGGCAACTCAGTAAGGTCTCTATTGAAAGTCTTTTTGTATGATTGTTCTACCCTTGCACGGTAGTTAATCATTGCCTCTAACAACTCTTTATTGTTTACATAATGTTCTGATTTCTTTTTGGGCATAAATCATTACTCGTTAATACTATAAGTTATGTTTATTATAGCACACTTTTAGGGCTTGACAACATAGTGAATTATGAGTAGAATACCTTTGTTAGGTTTGAAGATGAGGCTTTAGCTTTCTTTAGTATCTTTAAGATTATAAAGATTTTCTAGAGACTTACGTGCTTCTTCTACTGAAGATATATATCCCATCTTCGAAGATGGTTGAACTCTACCTGATGGTGTATGAACTTCAATAGAATCATCATCTTGAATATAACTGTTATAAACTTCTATAAGTCTTTCGTCTTTAGTTTCAGTCATAGTAATAATTTTATCAGGTCTTACAATAAAGAAATCATCTTCTGATAATTCCATCCATGATTTCACTTTAATATGCATACCCTGAGGAGTTTCAATCATTTTCATAGTAATAGGATTTTGAAGTATTACTAAAGGATCACCATTATTTTCATCAATAGAAATCAAAGAAAGTATTTCTTCACCAGATACAAGTTTTATAATAGAGTAAAATTCTTCTTCCATTAGTTCTTTAGTGGTATATTTACGATATCATAATTAAAATTTTCTTCGTTATAAACTTTAATTCTTTCGATTAGATGATTAAGTGTGTAGTTTCTCCTGGACTTGTAGGAAATGTCGTCAGCAATGTCATAGAGAGTTGCCTTTGTTTTGTTATTGCCTTTCCTAAGGACGCGTCCAATAGACTGGAGATTCCGAATTCTAGATTTGGATGGAGAAGCAAAAATAACATTATGGAGATTTTTAATGTTGATGCCTGTACTGAAAGTTCCATATGAAGCAATGATAATTGCGTTGTTTTCTTTTTCAGTAATCTCCCTGACTAGTTCTCTATCTTTTGTATCCACTCCACCATGAACGAAAAACACCTGACGTTCATCAATCGTGGAATTATTTATCAAATCATAGAGTGGTTGTCCGTGTCCTTCAACTCTTGCAAAGAGTATCAAAGTATTGCCCTTAAGATCTAATGCAAGATTGCGAATGAATTTATTTCTACGTTCATGATTAATAATATATTGAACTTCATCCTCAAACGTTTCAAACTTATGTGCTGGGTGCTTCAGTAGAAGTACATTAATGTCCAATTTGGCTACGTGTCCCTTCTTCATTAATTCTTCTGTACGAATAATTTTATATGAAGGACCAAATAAACCTTCCAACACCCACTTATGAGTTTGTGTGCCATCAAGTGTTCCAGTAAATCCAAATCGATACTTGCAATCAGCAAGCTTAGACATTATAGATATTAATGACTTACTTTTAAACTGGTGTGCTTCATCTCCAACAACCACATTAAATCTTGAAAAGTATTTGCGAGGGAGTTTATAGATGGACTGCCAGGTAGTGATGATTACCTGAGAATCTGTTTCTCTTTCACGTCCCGCATAAATCTTGTGGCAATATGAACCTACGTCCCAACCATAGTCTGCAAAGTCTTTATACATCTGTTCTACTAGGGAAGTCGTCGGAACGACTATCAGAATATTTTGTTGCTTCTCAACGTAATATCTCACAAGAGAGTATATCATCAGAGACTTTCCAGAAGCAGTTGGGGATATCAACAACTTTCTATTATGTTTTAGGGCGTCGTATACTCCCTCTACTTGGTAATCACGAGGAGAATACTTGCAAATAGCATTCATATAATCTTTCACACCTTCTTTTGAGATAAAACCATTCGTCTCAAAAGGAAGACCATAAAACTTATTATCTACAAACTCATAAGTATATCCATGATCATCGCAGAACTTTGTAAGTTTATCCAATAACCCAACATATATCTCTCCAGTTTGAGTATTGAATAAACGAATTTTTCCGTCCCAGTGTCTGCTGCGATACTGAGGCATAAACTTTGCACCTGGCACATCAAAGGTAAATTGGTCTGCTAACTCGTAGTAGACATGAGGTTCTGCTTTTACCTGAAGATATACTTCATTCTTTTTTGAAATAATCAAATGAGACATAATCCATAGGATTCACCTATGAATATTTAGTCTCCACCATTAAACTTAAAATCTAATACTGCTTTATATAATTCCG